TATCAAGAATGGTTAATGAAATATCAAGCCAATAATTTAAATACTGAATTATTAACTAAACAACATTTAGATAATGTAGCTAATATAACAAAAACTGCAACTGATAAAGAAATAGCTGATGCAAAAGCAAAAGCAGATAAACAGATTGAAATTGATAAAGCAGTAGCAGATGCTAAAAAATCTATTCAAGAAAGTCAATTTAATAATATTAGTGCAGGTATAGGTTTATTAAAAGGTTTATTTGAAAAAAACAAAGGAGTACAAAAGGCTTTATTAATTGCAGAAAGTGCTGCAGGTATAGCTAAAATAATTATTAATACACAAGCTGCTAATGCTGCTGCTAAATTAAAATATGCTTTATTACCGGGTGGACAAGCATTAAGTGCTGCAGAAATAGTAATGAATAAAGTTAGTGCAGGAATTGGTATAGCTTCAAATATAGCTGCAACTGCAAAAGGATTAAGTGCTTTAGGTGGTGGTGGTGCTGCAAGTTCAAGTAGTGTAGGTGGTTCTGATGGTGGTGGTTCTCCTGCTGCTCCTGCATTTAACGTAGTAGGTGCAAGTGCAACAAATCAATTAGCACAAACAATAGGTAACCAACAACAACAACCTATAAAGGCTTATGTAGTAGCAAACGATGTTACAACACAACAAAGTTTAGATAGAAATATAGTTCAATCAGCAAGTATAGGATAAACAAAAGCTATTTTTTTTTATTTTAATTAAAAATAAATTATGGCTTTAGTATATAGACATATAAAACCGTGTGGTGAAGTTTTTTATATAGGAATAGGTGTTTCTAAAAAAAGAGCATATTCTAAATATGGAAGAAATAAACATTGGGATAACATAGTTAATAAATATGGATATGAAGTTCAAATTTTAACTAATAATATTGATTATGAATTTGCTAAAGAAATAGAAAGAAATTTAATTTCTTATTACGGAAGAAAAGATTTAAACTTTGGTAATTTAGTTAATATGACTGATGGTGGTGAAGGTTTTTCTAATATGAATGAAGATGAAAAATTAAAAAGAAAAATTAGATTAACTGATTATAATAAAAATAGTAAAGATTATTCTTTTACTCAAAATCAAGATTATAAATTAAATATGAGTAATTCTTGTTTAGGTAAAAACAATAAAAAAATAATAGATACAGAAACTAAAATGATATTTGAATCATTAAGAAAAGCATCAGAATTTAATAAAGTAAGTTATACTATGTTAAGTCAAATGTTGAATAATAAAAAAATTAATAAAACCAATTTACAATGGCTAAAAAATTAGAAACAATAGAATTATTTATTGACGAAAGTCAAGATAAAGATGGAATAGATGCTTTAAGTTTAGTAAAGTTTCCTGCAATAGAAGAAAATTGGGTTGCTTTAAATAATCATAGAATTGAATTTAAATCAGTTGATGATGAAAAAAGAATTATTATAGGTTTAGCATTAGTTCCTGATAAAGAAATTTACAGAAAAAATGGAGAACACGAATATAATATTAAATTCTCAAAAGAAACTGTAAATAAAGCTGCAAGATTATATCTTAAAAAATTAAATAATAATAACGCAACTTTAGAACATAAGACAGAAGTTGAAGGAGTATCAGTAGTTGAATCTTGGACTGTAGAAAACCCATTAATGGATAAAACTGCTATATATGATTTAAATGCAGTAGAAGGTGCTTGGGCAGTTATTATGAGTATTGATAATGATAAAGTTTGGCAAGAAATTAAAAACGGAACTTATTTAGGAATAAGTGTTGAAGGATATTTTTCTGACAAATTAGAAATGAGTTTACAAATAGCAAAAGAACAAGAGTTAATAAACAAAATTAAAGACATCATTTTAAATGGTGAAAAAAAAAAGATTGATTTAGAATCTTATACTGATTATCCTGAACAAGCTACAGAAAATGCAAAAATAGCTTTAAGATATGCAGAAGAAAATGGTTGGGGTAGTTGTGGTACATCTGTAGGAAAAGCAAGAGCAAATCAATTAGCTAATCGTGAACCAATAAGCGAAGATACTATTTCAAGAATGGCAAGTTTTGAAAGACAAAGGCAAAATTCAGATAGACCATTAGGTGAAGGTTGTGGAAGATTAATGTGGTTAGCTTGGGGTGGTGATGCAGGTATAGAATGGGCAAGTAGAAAACTAAAACAAATAAGAAAAGAATAATGTTTAATAAATTAATAAATATAATTATGGGTAATAAAACAAGTTCACCAAAAGGTGGTAAAAGAGGTTGCTTATGTAAAGATGGTACTTATGATTCAAAATGTTGTAATGGAGAATTACAAGAGCAAGGAATAGGTAGTACAGTTAATCAACAAACATCTACTATTGTTAATACAAATACTGCAAGAACTATAACAAATGTAAGTTCGTAATTTATAACAAAACTAAATAAGAATAATTATAATAAAAAAAATGTAATATGAATGTACTAAACGAAATTAAAACGCTTTTGGGTATGGAAGTAAAACTTGCTCAAATGAAACTTAAAGATGGAGTTACTATTATAGAAGCAGATGCTTTTGAAATGGATAACAATGTTTTTATTGTAAACGGTGAGGATAGAATTCCTGTACCTGTTGGAGAATATGAACTTGAAGATGGAATGATTTTAGTTGTAGCAGTTGAAGGTGTTATTGCTGAAATTAAAGAAGTTGAAACTGAAGTAGAAGCTCCAGAAGCTGAAGTAGAAGTTGAGGTTGAAGCACAAGCTGAAACAGTAGCAACTCCTAAAAGAATTGTAGAATCAGTTTCTAAAGAAATGTTCTTTTCTGAAATTGAAAAATTAAGAACTGAAATTGCTGAATTAAAATTAGCAAAACAAGAATTAAGTTCAGATGTAGTTGTTGAACCTTTAACGCATTCACCTGAAGTTAAACCACAAGTAAATTTAAACAAAATATCAATTAATCGCCAATTAACAACTCAAGATAGAGTTATGGCTAAACTTTTTAACTAAATAAATTATGGCTACTACTACAAGTATCACGACCACCTATTCGGGTTCTTTTGCAGGAAAATATATTTCTGCTGCATTATTATCAGGTTCAACTATCGCCAATGGTGGTATTGAAGTTTTACCAAATATTCGTTTCAAATCTGTAATACAAAAAATTGCTACAGATGCTATCGTGAAAGATTCTACCTGTGATTTTGATGCTACATCTACTGTAACACTAACAGAAAGAATTTTACAAGCTGAAGAATTCCAAGTAAATCTACAACTTTGTAAAAAAGATTTTCATTCAACTTGGCAAGGAATTGAGATGGGATTCAGTTCATTTAGCAATTTACCTACATCTTTTGCTGATTTCTTAATTGCACACGTTTCTGCTAAAGTAGCTGAAAAAATCGAACAAAACATTTGGAGAGGTGTAACAGCTAACGCAGGTGAATTTAACGGATTTGCTACATTATTAGCTTTAGATGCAGGTTTACCTACTGCTCAAGAGGTTGCAGGAACTACTGTAACTGCTGCTAACGTAATTGCTGAAATGGGTAAAGTGGTAGATGCTATTCCTGCTGCACTTTACGGTAAAGAAGATTTGTATTTATACATTTCTCAAGACGTAGCAAGAGATTATGTTAGAGCATTAGGTGGATTTGGAGCTTCAGGATTAGGTGCAAATGGTGTTAATACACAAGGTACTTCTTGGTATAACAATGGTTCACTTTCTTTTGATGGTGTTAAAATCTTTGTTGCAAACGGATTAGCTGCTAACACAATGATTGCTGCTGAAAAATCTAACTTATTCTTCGGAACAGGTTTGCTAAATGATGCTAATGAAGTGAAAGTAATTGATATGGCAGATATCGATGGTTCACAAAATGTTAGAATAATCCTCAGATTTTCTGCAGGTGTTCAATACGGAAATGTATCTGATATCGTAACTTACGGAATCACTAACTCAGCTAACTAATAATTAGTAACGTATATTAATAAGGGGAGGTAAAATGCCTTCCCTTTTTTTTAACTTAAAAAAATAAAAGTAGATAACTACTTGATTATCAATAACTTATAAAAAAAATAGACTATGCCTTGTGATATTTCGTTGGGACGTGCTGAACAATGCAAAAATAGCATTGGCGGCTTGAGAGCAGTTTACTTCATTAATTGGGGTGATGCTACAACAGTAACTTATTCTGCTACTGCAGGAAGTGAAGATGTTATTACAGCTTTAGGTGGTACACCTGTAGGTTACAAATACGAATTAAAAGGAACTTCTACATTTGAGCAAACTGTAACAAGTTCAAGAGAAAACGGGACTACATTTGTAGACCAAAAATTAACTTTAAGTTTAGCTAAATTATCTATTGCTGATAACAAGCAACTTAAATTGTTGGCTTATGGAAGACCACAAATAATTGTAGAAGATAACAATGGTAATTTCTTGATGGCAGGTTTGACTAAAGGAATGGATTTAGTTACAGCTACAATATCTACAGGTGCTGCTATGGCAGATAAGAGTGGATATCAAATAGAATTTCAAGGTATGGAACCTGTACCTGCTAATTTCGTTACCGGTCCGTTAACTACAAGTGTTTTAGCTTCAATAGTTGAAGGTTCTGTAGCATAACATTTTGTTTGTTTGTTTTTTTAAAAAAGGTGTACTTTAATTAGTATGCCTTTTTTGTTTTAAAACAATTTTAACTTTAAATTATTATTATAAAAAAATATTATGATAATTTTAAAAGAACAAGAAACTGCACAAACTTTTAGCTTTATTCCAAGAGAATTAAAAGCTACTACTATTGTTTTAAGAAATGAAACAACAGGTGTAGAAACAACTATAGCTGCTGAATTCTTTTTATCAGATTATTATTTAACAACAACAACTATTTTTGATTTAAAAGAAAATACCTTTTACAATCTTACAATTAAAAACGGAAATAATATAGTTTATAAAGATAAAGTTTTTTGCACAAATCAAGAAACAAGTACATATACAGTTAATCAAAATCAATATGTGGCAAACACCACAAGCAACGAATTTGTAATTTATGAGTGATATATCAATAGTTAATTTAAGTGCTTATACAAGTCCTCAAATTCAAGAAAACAAAAAAGATAGTTATATAGAATATGGAAGTGATAATAATTACTTTCAATATTTAATAGATAGATACCTTTATAGTGCTACAAATGGTGCAATTATTACAGGTGTAGCTAATATGATTTACGGTAAAGGATTAGATGCTTTAGATTCTAATAGAAAGCCGAATGAATATGCACAATTTAAATCTATTGTTAAAGATTCAGATGTAAAGAAAGTAGCTTTAGAAAGAAAATTATTAGGAATGGCTGCAATGCAGGTTGTAATGGAGAAGAAACAAGTTAAACAAGTTCTTCATTTTCCTATGCAAACTTTAAGAGCAGGTAAATGTAATGATAAAGGACAAATTGAAGCTTGGTATTATCATCCTGATTGGACTAAAAAGAAGCCATCTGAAGAAGCTAAACGTATTCCTGCATTTGGATTCGGAAATGGTAATGAAGTAGAAATATATGTTATAAAACCTTATGTAAGTGGATTTGATTATTATGCACCAATCGATTATAGTGGTTCATTACCTTATGCTTTATTGGAAGAAAATATTGCTGATTATCAAATTAATGATTGTCAAAACGGATTCTCAGGAACAAAAGTAATCAATTTCAATAATGGTATTCCTTCAGAAGAAATGAGGGATAAAATGAAACGTGATGTACTTGGAAAACTAACAGGTGCAAGAGGTGAAAAAGTAATTGTGGCTTTTAATGCAAATGCAGAATCTAAAACAACAGTTGAAGATTTACCTTTAAATGATGCTCCTGCCCACTATGAATATTTAAGTAAAGAATGTTTTGAAAAGTTAATAGTAGGGCATAGAGTTACAAGTCCTATGTTATTAGGAATTAGAACAGGAGATGGTGGATTAGGTAATAATGCAGACGAGATAAAGACTGCTACGCTATTATTTGATAATATAGTTATAAAACCTTATCAGTTAGAAATTATTGAAGCATTAGACACTATTTTAGCTATTAATAATATATCTTTAAAACTATACTTTAAAACAATACAGCCTTTAGAGTTCGTAGATACATCAGGTTTAGATTCAGAAACTAAAGAAGAAGAAACAGGAATTAAAATGTCTAAACATTTAGATGAAATTGATTTAGATTCTTTTGGAGAAGAAATAGATTTAGATGAATGGGAATTAATTGATTCACGTGAAGTAAATTATGATACAGAAGCAGAATTAGATGCTGAATTAAATAGATTAAATAATCCTAAAAAATCAATATTAAGTAAGATATATAATTTTGTAAGCACAGGTTCAGCAAATCCAAACGCTAAAAGTGAACAAGATGGTGCTTTATTTAAGTCAAGATATAGATATAGTGGACAAGTTAGTAATGAAAGTAGAGCATTTTGCAAAAAAATGTTATCTGCAAATAAACTATATAGAAAAGAAGATATACAAAGAATGAGTTCTACAGCAGTAAATCAAGGTTGGGGACCAAAAGGAGCTGATACTTATGATGTATTTTTATATAAAGGTGGTGGTGCTTGTCATCATTTTTGGACACGTGAAACTTATAGAAAAAAAGCAGATGTGAATAGTCCTTTAGCAGAAGAAATAAGTGCAGCAACAGCAAGAAAAGAGGGCGAAATATTACCAACTAATAACCCTTTAGTATATCAAAAACCTATTAATATGCCTAATAAAGGCTTTTTACCTAAATAACTATATAGATGGCACAAGGACTTTTTATATCAACAAACGACATAGTTAAATTTACTAATTTAAACGGGAATTTAGACCCTGATATATACACACAATATATCTTTCAAGCACAACAATTACACATTCAAAACTATTTAGGAACTAAACTATACGATAAAATAAACGATGGAATTGTAGCAGGTAATTTAGCAAGTCCTTATACAACGCTTTTAAGCAAATATATTAAGCCTATGGTAATACATTGGGCTATGGTTGAGTTTTTGCCTTATGCAGCTTATAAAGTATCAAATAAAGGAGTATTTAAACATAATTCAGAAAATAGTACTACAGTAGAAAAGACTGAAATAGATTTCTTAATTGAAAAAGAAAGAGATGTAGCACAATCTTATACAAATAGATTTATTGATTATATGTGTTTTAATCAGAGTTTATTTCCTGAATACAATGCTAATTCAAATGCAGATGTTTATCCGGATAAAGACGCAAATTTCACAGGATGGGTACTATAAAAGAAACATACAAGCCAAAAGAAACTAACGTAAAAAAGTTAGAGGTATTTTTAAACAAACTAAATAAAGACAAATAATGGCTTTAGATTTTACACATATAAAAGGCGATACATTCGAAGCAGTTAATTTTGCTATGATTCTTAATTCAGCAGTTTTAAATTTAACAGGGTGTACATTAAGAATGCAATTAAGAAAAGAATATGGTGGTGTAATATTTTTATCTTTAACTTCGGTTGCAAGTGCAGGAATAACTATTACAAATGCTTCAGGTGGTTTATTTAAAATAAATAGACAAATTATAAATATAGATGCAGGTAATTATATCTATGATATTGAACTTATAAAAGCAGATGGTACGGTTAAAACTTATATAAACGGAAACTTTGTAATAACTAATGATGTAACACGATAATGGCAAACGATATAATAGATATTAATGTTTACGAAACAAATGATTCGGTTGCAATTACAGTACAACCTAATTTAACAACTGTAAACATAACACAAGTTAATGCAGGAAATGGTAATGTACCTGTAGGTGGAACAGCAGGACAAGTTTTAGCAAAAATTGATAGTGCTAATTTTAACACACAATGGGTTAATCAATCAGGTGGTGGTGGTGGAATATCAGATGCACCAAACGATGCCAATGCTTATGTAAGAAGTGCTTTATCTTGGGTTATAGGTTACACTAAATCAGCTATTGATACTTTATTAGGTAACAAAGTAGATAAAGTTACAGGTAAAGGATTAAGCACAGAAGATTATACAAGTACAGAAAAAACTAAATTATCAGGAATAGCTGCAGGAGCAGAAGTAAACGTAAATGCAGATTGGAATGCTACAAGTGGTGATGCTCAAATATTAAACAAGCCAAATATACCAACTGCTACAAATCAATTAACTAATAATGGTGCTGATGGTGTAAATCCTTTTATAACTGCTTTAGATATTCCAACTGCAGGTACTGCTTCAACAATAGTTCGTGAGGTAAAGAATATGACAGGTGCTACTTTAACAAAAGGTACAGTTGTTTATATTAGTGGTGCAAATGGAAATAAGGCATTAGTATCAAAAGCACTTGCTACAACCGATGCTTTAAGTTCAAGAACTTTTGGATTATTACAATCAGACATTTTAAATAATGGTTTAGGAAATTGTGTTATTATTGGGGATTTATCAGGATTAGATACATCATCATTTGCAGAAGGTGCTCAACTTTATTTAAGTGGAGTTACTGCAGGAACTTATACTGCAACAAAAGTATTAGCACCTACGCATTTAGTTTACGTTGGTAAAGTTACAAGAGTACACCCAACACAAGGACAAATCGAAGTAGGTATTCAAAACGGTTATGAATTAGAAGAAATACACGATTGCCAAATAGTAACACCTACAAATAACGATGGATTATTTTATGAAAGTTCTACTGATTTATGGAAGAACAAATCTATTGCAACAGTATTAGGCTATACACCTGCTAATGATTCAAATGTAGTTCATAAAACAGGAGATGAAACTATTGCGGGTATAAAAACTTTTAGTTCTAATCCTAAAATACCTATTAATTACGGTAATAGTGGAGTTGGTTCATTAATTATTGATAATGGATTAGGAGAACTTGCTGTAGCATCTAATTATATATATCCTAATTTAACTGAATTGAGTTATTTAAGAGGTATTACAAGTTCTGTTCAAACGCAAATAAATTCTAAACAAGCTACACTTACAAGTTCAATCTTTGGTAGTTTTGGAAATGCTTTAACTTTAAAAAGTTTTTTAGTAGATAATGATTCAGTAGTAATAAATGATAGTGCAGATTCAAACAATGCTAAAAAAATAACTTGGTCTTTAGTATGGTCTGCTTATCTTAAAAATAAAACAGATGCTTTGTATGCTACGATTGCTAATTTAGATTTAAAGCAAGACAAATCTTTATCAGCTTATACTTTAATTGCTAATAATACAAATGCAACAGCAAATGGAGCTAATCAAGCATTTAAAAGTTTAGCACAACAAGCATATACAGGAACAATAGTAGTAACTGCAACTACAGGACCAAGTGGTGCTACAAATCACAGTTATTCTTTTACTCAAGTAGGTAAATTAGTAACTTTAAGGATAAATTTAGATTACGCTAATACGGGTACAACTGTTTCTGCAATAGCTTGTGAGTTACCTTCTGATTGTCCTACTCCCGAATTGCCTACAGCAGTTAGTGCAACAGGAGATGTAATAGTTTATGGTACGGGTACGTTATCAGCAAACAGAGCTATTGTTGGTGCTATGGGAATAACTGCATTAAGAATTAAATCAAGTGGTGTTTATGAAGTAGTAGTTACAAGAACAGGTGCATCATTTAATAAAGCATATTATTCAATCCAATACTTTACAGCATAATGAAACACATAAGACAAATAAATACAATAAATACAGAAAGTTATACAGTAGTAATAGCTGAAGAACCATTAGAGTTACATCCATCAATAGTTAATCATCCTGATTTGTTTGAAATTTCAGAAGATGAAATACCTGAACAACACCAATATTTGAATTATGAATAATTTAGATAAAATACTAAACAAAGTTATTTCAAGAAAATTAATGGTGTTTTTAATTGCTTGTTGTGGTTTATTTGCAGGTGATTTAACATCAGAAGATTGGGTAGTAATAGCTACAGCTTATGTAAGCATACAAGGATTTACAGACATAGTTAAAATATTTAAGAGTTAAAATGGAATATCAGGAAAAAGAAAGATTAGATAGAATGGAGCAACACCTTCGCTTAATAAAAGAAGATTTACAGCATATTTCAAGTGCTTTAGTAGGTTCTAAAGTAAATGGTAATAAAGGTGTTATTTCTGATATAGATACCATTAGACACGATATAGAAACTTTAAAAGAAAAGTTAGAATCTATTGAATTAGATATGGCTAAAAAATCAGTTTACATAGGTCAGTTAAAATTTGTAGCAGGAGTATTAACAGCAGGATTAATAGGAACAATAATTAAAATTTTATCAAAATGAAATTACACCTTAAAAGACTACACAGAACAGATAAATCTACAATAGGAGAATTAACTATTGATGGTAAATTTGAATGTTATACACTTGAAGATATTGAAAGAGATGTAAAGATTAAAGCAGAAACAGCTATACCAAAAGGCACTTATAAAGTTATAATTAATCAATCAAATAGGTTTAAAAGATTAATGCCTTTGTTGTTAAATGTACCTAATTTTGAAGGAGTAAGAATACACGCAGGAAATACTAATCACGATACAGAAGGATGTATATTAGTTGGTAGAACAAGAGGTGTAGATTTTATAGGTCAATCAAGAAAGGCTTATGATTCTTTATTTAAAAAAATGCAGGAAGCTAAAGAAATTACTTTAACAATATCCTAATGAAATATCTATTTATTTTATTTTTATTATTCGCATCTTGTTCTTCAAGAAAAGTTATTGTAGATACTATTAAAAAAGATTCTATATCAGAAACAGTTGTTAAAATTGCAACAGTTGAAGATATTAAAATAGAAACTAAAAATGATATTTCAATAGATGAATTTACTATAACACCATTAGATACTTGCAAGGATATTGTAATAAATGGTATAAGCTATAAAAACGTTGTTTTAAGATACAAAAATACAAAAGATAACACTTTATATAAAGAAGATAAAAAAGTGTCTAAAATAGAAGATAAACAACAAAATACAAAAGTACAGGTAAAAGAAAAGAAAAAAGAAATTAAGAAAATATTTAATCCAATAGGATATTTAATAATAATAGCAATAATTATACTACTATGGCTAAACAGACGGTTGTTTCTTTAAAAGAAGAAAAAAACATTTCAAGACCTAATATACATTCTAAAAATAAATCTTCTAAATTAAAATCTTCTAAAAACTATAAAAAAAGTTACAGAGGTCAGGGTAGATAAGTTTCTTTAAATATAAAGCAATTTGTTTTAATTAAAGTATTTCTATATTTATTTAAATGTTCTATATTTTTAAATTCTACTATAAATTCTCTTAATCTATCTTTTTCGTTTTTTATTTTAAATTTAACTTTCATATATATTAATTTCGACTCCACGAAGGTATATAAAAAAAATAACATTTGAATTTAAAACTTTTAAACAAGATTGTTTATAACCTTTATTTACATTTGACAAATGAAGAAACCAACAAGAAAATCTTTAGTTACTAAATTAGATACTGTATTCTCACAATACATAAGAAAAAAAGATAGTATTAATGAAATAGCTGCTTGTGTTACTTGTGGTAAAAAAGACCATTGGAAAAAACTACAATGTGGGCATTTTATGAGTAGAAGGCATTATTCAACAAGATGGGATATTAATAACGTAGGTGTACAATGTTATGGATGTAATATTACTAATCAAGGAATGCAATATGCTTTCTCAAAGTATTTAACACAATTTGATAATAACTTACCTGATAATTTACTTATAAAATCAAGACAAACAGTTAAATTTGCTGATGTGGATTTAATTGAAATGATTGAAAAATACAATGCTCTTTTAGATTCTTTATAGTTCTTTGTTTTTAAATTGTTTGTTAGAAAGGGGATGCTTTAAATAGTGTCCCTTTTTTTGTCTAAAATGTTAAAATTTTGTTAAAATTAATTTATATAGTTTTTTATATCAAAAACAGTTATATATTTGCCAAAGAAATAATAACTAAAACAAAACAAAATGAAACAAAATTTAAAAGACTTCGGATTAGCACTTGTATTTATGGCTTGTGTATTTACAGTAACATTAATAATTTTAAACCAATTTTAAGATGAAAGATTTATTAGACTACAACAGATTTAGAATGGAAGCAATGCAAGATAAAATTTGCAGGTTAGAAAATCACATTCAAGCATTAGAAACATATTGCTTTGAACTTGCAGATGATAACTGCCCAAAAGAATATAAGATAATAGTTAAACAAGAAATTTATAATTTAAAACAACAATAAAATGGAACTAACATTAAATCAAAAATTGTCTTTAATTCAAAAAGAATTTAAAGCATCAAAATCAAAATTCAATTCATTCGGTAAGTATAACTTCAGAAGTGCTGAAGATATATTAGAAGCATTAAAACCTTTTAACGAAAAGTATGCAGTATCTTTTATTATTACAGAACAATTAATAACAAATGATTTTTTATCAAATACAATCCCTATGTTGTTATCTACTGCAAGTATATTAGATAATAATGGAATTAATGCATTAGAAGCAACTGCAATAGTTGGTGTAGATTTAAATCAGAAAGGAATGCAAGTTCCACAACAATTTGGTTCAGCTTCTTCTTATGCTAAAAAATATGCATTAGGTAATTTATTACTTATTGATGATACACAAGATGCTGATGCAACTAACAAACACGATAAAGAACCTGTATCAGATGATAAAAAGTTTTTAAATAAAAATACACCTGAATTTAATAAAGCTATTGAATATTTAAAAAATGGTGGTAATATTGCAACTATTGAAGGAAAGTATAAATTAGCAAAAACAGTTAAAGACGAATTATTAAAAGTAAAGTAATATGAAAAATTATGATTATAAAAGTGCTAAATTAATTATCAAAGATTATAAAAAAGATGGTTTAGTTGAAGCAAGTTTAGGAATGAAAGAAGATTGGTTTTACACGGGTGAAACTATTTGGGAAAATAATAAATATATTATTAAATTAAAAGCTAATACTGAAATAGGTGGTATTAAAGGTTCAAATTGGGCAACACCTATAATTGAATTAATATTTAAAGATGGTAGTTCTTTAAGATTGAATTGTTATAAAACTGAATAGCCGACAGCAGTAAAACAAGGTAAGCAAATTAAAAATAAATAAAATGAGTGCATTAATTAATGTAAGTTTAAGAGTTGACAAATTACCTAAAGAAAAATTTGTATCCGGTAAAGATGGAGCAGTTTATTATAACTTCACAGTTGGAGTAAATGATGAATCTAACCAATGGGGGCAAAATGTTTCTTTAACAGATAGTCAAACAAAAGAAGAAAGAGAAGCTAAAAAGCCTAAAACGTATTTAGGAAATGGAAATGTAATTTGGACAAATGGTCAGATTTCTGTTGCTGATAAAAAAGCAGAAGCAACGAAAGAAGATGATGATTCACTTCCTTTTTAAATTAATTAGGGTAGTGTAAAAGCTACCCTTTTTTTAAAACAAACAAATGGAATTAAACAAAGACGAAAAGAGATTATTAATGGAAGTATTCGAAGCAGAATGCTTTATTAATCCATTAGAAAAGATAGTACATCCAAAACCTGCTATTTCATTTGGAACTAAAACTTATGAAACTAAAGATGGTAAAATAGAATATCCTACACCAATAGGAACTTATGGTAACTTTAGTTTTGTACAAGCACCACCTAAAAGTAAAAAAACATTCTTTGTATCATTATTATCAGCAATATATTTATCAGAACATTTAGAATCATTTTGTGGCGATTTAAAGGCTAATAGAGATAATAAGCACTTAATACATTTTGATACAGAACAAGGCGATTTCCACGCTCAAATGGTGTTTAAACGTCCTATTGATATGACAGGATTAAAAACAGATAGATACCATACTTTAGCATTAAGGCAATTAAGTTTTAAAGAAAGAGTTGAATTTATAGAATATTACCTTTACGATAAATTAGATGGTATAGATATAGGATTAGTAATTATTGATGGTATTGCAGATTTATGTTCAGATGTAAATAATATAGAAGAATCAAATGCAGTAGTTCAGAAATTAATGAAATGGAGTAAAGAATTAAATTGCCATATAGTAACAGTTATACATAGTAACTTTGGAACAGATAAACCTACAGGGCATTTAGGTTCATTTTTAGAAAAGAAAACAGAAACACAAATACAATTAGAATTAAACACAGTTAATAAAGGATTAGTAACAGTAAGTTGTAAACGTTCAAGAAACGCACCATTTGAAAACTTTAGTTTTAAAGTTAATGAATTTGGATTACCACAAGTTGAAGGAGCATTTTACGACCCATTAAAAGATATATTTTAAGATGAGATATAAAATAGAATTATTTGTAATTAAAACAGCAAATTTTTTAAAAGACTTTAGATTATGAATGTAGTTAGTTTATTTAATGGAATGAATACAGGTCGCCAAGCATTAGAAAATGTAGGTATAAAAGTCGAAAAATATTATTCAAGCGAAATAAAACCTTATGCAATAGAACTTACTCAATATCATTTTCCTGATACAATACAAGTAGGAGATGTTACTAAATGGAGAGAATGGGATATTGATTGGAAAAGTATTGATTTAGTATTATCAGGTTCACCTTGTCAAGATTTAAGTGCTGCAGGTAAAAGAGCAGGTATTAATGGAAGTAAATCATCTTTATTCTTTACATTTGTAGAAATATTAGAACACATAAAATCATTAAATCCTAATGTATTATTTTTGCAAGAAAATGTAGGTAGTGCATCTAAATTAGATGTTGGTATTATGAGTAGAGCATTAGGTGTTTATCCTGTTAGAATAAATAGTAGTTTAGTAACAGCACAATTACGAGATAGATATTATTGGACTAATATAAAAACTAAAGAAACTATGTTTGATGTAGTTACAGATATACCGGAACCAAAAGACAAAGGTATAATGTTTCAAGATATTATTACAAGTGGTTATGTAAATAGACAAAAATCATTTACATTATTAGAACACGTTGAAAAATCATTTGGGCATAAAGATAGATTATCAGAAAAAGCACAAGAATATATTAAAGGTAGAGAAAAATTTAGTGTTAATTTAATTCACGAAAATAACATTGTAAGAATTCCTAATAAAATTGAATTATGTAGATTACAAGGATTTCCTGATAATTATTGCGATATACTTTCAACTAAACACGCAGGTAGTTTATTAGGTGATGGTTGGACTTTACCAATTATAGAACATATTTTCTCATTCATAAAACAATAAACAAATGAAAACAACAATTAAAACACACGTTAAAGAATTACAACTATCTGCAGAAAGAATGTTATTATATCATTCAGACAATAAGATGTTAATAAGTTATTTTAAAGATTTAAAAGAAAAACTTGTATATTTACAAGAATTAACAGATATGGAACAAAGATATAATTTATTCCCTGTTTCAGAATACATTGAAGAACTTGAAAGAATTGACCCTGAATTAACACATATTGATTTTTCAATTCAATTAAAAGAAGTAGCTTCTGAAAAAAAAGTAGCAAAAGTTAACGCAAAATTATTTTAAATGATATACTTATTAGTTTTTATTTTATTCGTAGCATTTGTAGTAGCACAATTTTATGATTGTGATATTATTGTAAATCCTATAAAAGGCTTAATGGTTGGAGCATTATATAATGATGATGAATTTGATGACGAAACAGAACACACTGTACAGGTTTTAATATTAATAATTTCATTTTCATTTATATGGACCACTTCAAATGGCTTGAAAAAGTAGCAGAACACCATAAAGAATGGGTAGAAATAATCCATAAATTTGGTGAATATGATTGGGCAGAAGATATAGTTCAGGAGACTTATATTGCACTTATAAAATATGCTGATGCAACAAAACTAATAGATGCAAATGGTAATGTAAGAAAAGGATATGTATTTTTTACTTTAAAATCATTATACTATCAATTTTACAATAAAAAACAAAAAGTAACTAAAGTACCAATAGATGGTTGTTGGGAGTTATTCGATGATTCAAATGTAGAAGAACACAAAGCTTATAATGATATTTGTATGCTGATAGATGAAGAATTAGAAAATTGGCATTGGTACGATAAAAAGCTATTTAAATTGTATAGAGATACAGATATGAGTATGCGAGATATAGCAAGTGAAACAAATATAAGTTTAATATCTATATTCCATTCTATTAAAAACTACAAAGAAATATTAAGTAATAAATTTCAGAAAGATTACCAAGATTATATTAATAACGATTATAATAACATATATTAAAAATGGCAAAAAGAAAAGCACAAGGTTTAGGTGATACTATAGAAGCTATCACAGAAGCAACAGGAATTAAAAAAGCAGTTGAAATGTTCAGCGAAGCAACAGGTTTAGATTGTGGATGCGATGAAAGAAAAGAAAAGTTAAATAATTTGTTCCCTTATAACAGAAACATAAATTGTTTAAATGAATCAGATTATAATAAGCTAACAAAGTATTTACAGCCAAGCCAAAGTAGTTTAAATCCTGAAGAACAAAGAGAAGTATCAGATATTTATTATAACGTATTTAATTATAGGTTACAGATAAGTTCTTGCTCAAGTTGTTGGAAAGGTAAAATTGAAGAATTAAGAAAGGTATACAACGAATATAAAGTAGATGTACAATAGATATAGATTTAAGTTATCATTAAATAAAGAAGCATATTCTAAACTAAATAAGGATAAGAAAATATCCTATCTATTTAGGAGTTCAAACGTAGGTAAATGTGCTAAAATATTTGATGATTACTATAAATCAACAATAGAATTAAAACCTGAACATTGGTATTTATTCTATGAATCAACAATGGGAGTTGATATTTTAAAAGAAGTTTCAAAAAAAGTATCTGAAATAAGTAATTTAAGTTTAGATGTTTGTTTTGACTATGTTAAGTTTAGAGTTCTTGGGCAAACTTGGAATGGAATGCTAAACGAAATAAATTTAATTTTAGAGTTAAAAGATGAATTCCCAAACATTGATTTTAAAAAAGCTGATTATGATTTAGATGAAAATTATTTTACTGATTGGGAAGCATATTCTAACAATAAATTATTTTTAGGTTTACAGATTAAACCAATAACTTATATGTATATGAATACACCATATCAAAATCAAGCAAAATTAAATCACGAAAGGCAAAGAACAAATTATAAAGAAAAGTTTAAAGTGCCACATTTTTTAATATACTATGAAAATGATAAATTACACGATAAACAAATGATAACAAATAAAATAAATATACTACTAACAAATTTAATTTAAATGCAAACAAATCCACTACAACAAGAGTATTTAAAATCAGTAATATTAAGTCAATTATTACTTGAATCAAACGAAAATCTATTTTTTACACAGCAGTACAAGCAACAGATTAAACACAAGATAAATAGTTTAAATAAAGACTTGGAAGAAACTGTAAGAAATGAATTTAAAATAATCTACAATACAGACCCAGAAACAACAACTAATATATTAAGAAGTATAGAAGAAATAGTTTCTAAACTGCAAACAAGTACATTAGATGAATTAGTATTTATAAATGCAGTAATAGACAAATATAAAGAAAACGCTGAATGG